CCGAAGGATTTGAACCTACATCTTTTGAAGTATATAAAGTATCAGGTCCTAATAAATTTAGGAAATACTTTGTAAGTCGTAAAGACGCTAAGTCATTCATTGATGGGTATACCGATACCAAAATGACGATAGGAATAGTAAAAAACATTATGAACGAAATTAAAATGAAGTAATATGAATATAAAAAATCAAATATCACTAACAATGACTAAGAAACAATTAGAGACCATTGTATACACTATGGGTATCGCATTAGATACTGATTGTCCTGCAATGAATAAATTGAGTGATAAAAAAATAGAAAAGATTGCAACACTATATGAAGTGTTACATAACATGTCAAACCAAATAAGATAATATGAGAGAAACGATATCAGTAGGAGAGTTAATAATACTATCCTTAGCGAGTATAATAACATTCGCATTAGTCAAAACAATTTTAGATACAATCTATGACAAAATAAAAAGTAAATAATGAATAAGAGAAAATTAGACCACAATTTAGTGAGTGAGAAAATAGGATATGACTACGCAAATAAGAAAATGATGATTAGAGTTTATGACTCATTACATTACATTATGGAGATGTCAACACAAAAACCATCGTGGGTTGCAATAGTTAAACATATGTTGACAATGGATGGAGTAGATTTAAATTCAGTCGCAGTCAATGGGTATTACTCAACGATTAGAAAAAACTTAAAGGATATCAAAGTAATTAAATACAATGGTCGTAAAGGATTAGAGAAAGGTGATAATTGGAATAGGTTTTTTGGTGATGAAGATTGGAGTTGGTTTATAACTAACACAAATAGTGGTGGGTATGGTACGATTGTAAAATAATTAAATTAATTAGTATGAATAGAAAGAAACGAAACGATAGAAACCACATAGTATATGAAATAGTCAATACTGAAAATGGTAAGAGTTATATTGGTATTACTGCCGCAATAGGTAGACGCTTCCACTACTCTGCTAAATTAAGATTACAAAAACACTTTAGTCGAGCACGAAAAGAAAATAAGAATTGGGCACTTTATAATGATATGAGAGAATACGCACAAGAGGTATACGACCTATTCATTGTTAAAGTAATAAGAGGTAAAGCTGCCGCACACCAATACGAAACAAAGCAATTGCAAAAGTTTCATTATGAATTAAATAGTACACATTAAAATAAAGATATGAGTAAAGTAAAAACAAAAAAGACTAAGAAACCAATGGTTAAAAAAGTAAAGACCAAAAGAGGTGATGGATTTGTAAAGGTTAAAGCAGTTAAAACAATTGCACCTAGAACCGATGTTTGGGGTAAACAATTAAAGGATGGTTCATATAGAAAATATCAATGGAGAATTGATAAAATACCTACTGAACAATTTCCTGATATGGTATTGATTACATATGCCGGTATACAAAAGAAATTTATATCAATTGAGAAAGCGGTAATCTATATGGATGCAATTGCAGCTGAAAAACTAATCGCAGGTGCTGCACGTGGTATTAGGAAGTCTCAAATGGTAATGGAATCTATTCCAGATTATTCTTTGAATATTGAGGACATAGACGCAAATATTAGGGATGAAAAGGCGAGAAGGCCGGAAGATGTGGATGCATAATAAGATTTGGTAATGTCAAAAATTTGTCGTATATTACATATAACAAAGACATTAACAATAAAGATACAAGCGAAGCTCAGGTAAAAGGAACCCGCCTGAATGGAGCTTGAACAATTAATAATTAAAGGGAACCAAAAAAATAACATGGCTAAGAAAATTAGTACAAAAGTGAATTATCAGGTAACAGAATTAGTAAACAACTTAAACGAAGCGGCAACGACTCAAAGTGAACAAAAGAGAGATTTCTTTACCACTAAGGCGTTATACAATGCTAAGCGTTTATCATCAATCTTATCAACTGCGAAAGTAGGTGCTATGAGTTTGATTTTAGCGGTAGGTATGGTAGCATGTTCTGCTCCTGCAACTGAAGTTAAGGCTGATTCAACTGCTCCAGTAGCTGTTGATACAACTGCAACACAAGTAGTAGATACTGCATCAGTAGTAAAATAATTTAGCTCGAGGTAGTGAAGTTCACATACGCTTTAAGTCGTATAGTACAAAACTATGTATTCAACAAAGCAACATACATCTAATTAATGGTGAGCGAGAATATATTGAATTTCATTCCCTCGTCCTAATGAAGCGGTGAAGGTGTAATGGTATCCACACGGACGTAAAAGCCCGCGGGTAGCACGATAGTCTCCCAGATTATAGGAGTTAGTTCAATTCTAGCTCACCGCTCTATATCAAAAGCATATTGGTTACTTTACAAATGGTTATTCTCCGATTTACTTTACAAAGAAAGCTTTGATAGTTAACAAAGTGGCATCCCAATAGTGCCACTTTTTTTATAACGAAATAATACGAATGATTTACTTAAACACAAAGATTGAAAGTTTAGAGAGAAAGCATGCCGTAGCGATAGCAAATATGGCATTGCGATGGTGCCGGAAACATATGGGTATAAATGGTAGAAAAAAGTATCAACCTATATGGTCAGTCCGCATAGGGTGGGATAGTGATTGTGGTGAATATGATGCAACGGACAATGAAGTATACATCTACTATAACAATTGCTACGATGTACGGGAACTAATTGGTACCTGTGTACATGAGTGGACACATCAACTACAACCAATATTAACAAAATACGATGCTTACCCCGGTACATATAGTAGAAACCCATATGAGAGGCAAGCAAGAAGAAACGAAGATAAATACACAAAGCCCTGTTGGGCACATATAAAACAAAAAGCAAAATGGATTACGCAATACAAAAACTTAAACAAGACGAGATAGTATTAATGAAGAAGATTAAATCATTGCAAGATGGCAAACCTAAGTGGGCTGCATCAAAGCAAATGGATGAAATCAGGTCCGCAATAGCTTTACTCGAAAGATACAATGAGATGACTGCAGAGGATATGGAGAATGAAGATGAATACTTAAAACAAATCTTTGAACAACACCCTGCTAAGGCTAAAGCTTAATCGGACAATCTTAATAAAAATAAATTCAGTTCAATGCATAACAATAGTAGTATAACACATATAGACATAGAGAAACATAATAGTATAGAGATAGATAGACATAACACTATGAGTGATAATAACTTTATAGAGTGGTGTAAACAATATAACATAGGTAGTAGAGTAGAAGTAGTAAGTGAACAAAGACTTAGAGCAAATGAGTTAATGTCGCAGTATACTAAGTACACTCGCTACATAAGTAAAAGAAATTAGATTTGGTTTTCTAATGTTTTCATTTTTTTTATTTTAATTACAAAGAGCTCCTAATCATAGGATGAACCGATGGCGTAAATGCTGTCGGTTTCTTTGTGCCCTTTCGTGCCGCAAACAGTTTCATGTGACTAGGCAAAAACACGTTGCTTAAAATCGGGTCGGATACGTGCGAATACCGGGGTCAATTTTTTTGTGTATAGGAGCAATTTTGACATGATGTATGATACACACAAAGTGAAAATAAGTGTTTTTCTTTTACCTAAGTGATACTTATTTATACGATATCGGAATTAGTTGACTTATTTTTTAACCAAACTAAATTAAATATGGAAGTATTAGATTTCGTTTTACACTATCCGTTTTGGGTAGGTGTATTAGTAGGGTGGAAAGTATTACCTTACGCAGTGACATTTTTCAAAAGGTTTATTAAATTATAAACTGAGAACCCTCTACTTAAAATGTAGGGGGTTTTTTATTTACAAATAAGATATTTATTAGTATGAAATTAAAAGATGTATTATTACAAATTTACGAAGGACATTGTGAAAGATTGCCAGATGAGAGTGATGAAGATTATCTAACTCGTTGTTCTAATTCAGTATTCAATTTACCAGGCAACATCTCACAAAGAAGTAACCTACCCAATGTAATGAAAAAGAAAATTGTAATTCCTATCCCTATTAAAGAAAAATAAAATGATAAAAGAAAGTGTATATGTAGAAGCGGCAGATGCATTTGGCACATCAATTGGAGTTGCACATATTATTGGATTTAAGAATAAGAGTGAACAAATAAAAGAAGAAGGTATAGAATCGTTTAAGAAGATAGAGCCAGAATTAGAAGTGAACTATATCATTTTAGATGCAATAGATGAAAACAAATACCAAGAACTACAAAGAGAGGTATATAAGATAAAACAAAGAGGAGATAAAAGATTAAAAGAAAAAACAATTTATAGAAAGGCTTTAGAAATAGTATTATATGGCAAGAAATGATTTAAAGGTTAACCCTCAAAGATATGTAAAGATTAGTGAAAGGTTTTGGCAAGTTACAGCGTCTCCTGCTATTGAACCAGTTTTCATCGCAAGAACATCTATATTGAAAGATTTAACACCGGTATTAAAAACGGAAGGTTTTGTTATACAATTGGATAATCAGTATTTGCTCTCACAAAAAACATTAGATTTAATATTACAAAGAGATTCACCACACTACTCAATAGAAGCAAATGGTGATATATTAGGAGTTGAAATAGGAAAATCTATACCCGTTCTTAAAATTGACTTAGCTCCAGTATACCAAACAGCAGAGTATAGACAAAGATTAGATAATAGTGCAGCAATTAAATTTGCAGAGTGGTTATACTTAGGAGATAAACACCCAATATATGATGTTCCTTTAAGATTAATAAATTGGATTGACTATATGTTAACCGATAAAGCAAAATCCCCTACCGAAACCTTTGAGATATATGAGTTCGCATTAGAATTAGAAGTGCTACAAAAAGAAATTGATTCATTTGCTACGGAGATAACATGGAATGAATCATCAGGCTCCATTATAATTGCAAACGATAAAACTACTAACTATATAACAAAGATAAATGGTTACTTAGATGCACTTAGAAGAGACTTTGATTCTATTGTAAAGGTTTATTCATTGGGTATTATTCCTCCTGATAATGGAGACTCATTTACAAGAACTACCAATAAGATAGTGACCGATGAAATAGAAGGTGTGAATAGAGTGGTAACACTACAATCTGCTGAAGTAGCTAGTATAACACCAAGAACTACACCAACACCAACAACAATTTAATAATCACTATATATATATTTCAAACAAGTTATATGTTAAAGTTATTAAGTGAAAAGGGTGTTAAATTATTAGAGAACATAGGAGTAGTGATGAGAATCATTGCATTTGGTACTCTTTCTATTATGGGACCTGATACTCCTTTCTTACTTATGTGGATATGGAATACCATAGATGCAATCATACTTACTTATTGTGCATGGGAGAGAAGTAATAGAGCATACTTGATTTTAAATATTTTTTGGATGTTAGTCGGGCTTGTCGGTATTTATACATCAATATATGGAAATGGAATCTCTCACTAAAACGATATCAAACATAACAATCCTTATAATCCTTTTACCATTGCTTTTGGTTGCTGCCTGTGGATTTATAATATATTGGGTGTGTAAGTTTCCATTTTGGTATATAGAGAGGAAAAAGTGGTGGAGAAATGATAAATAGAGGTATACTATCAATAGAGATAAGATATTCTTATTTCAAAAATTTTCTTAAAAAACGACTTTTACCCCGGCCCCTCCCCCCAATTGATTTTAAACAACACTATATAATATGAATAAGATATGGTTTTTTGGTGATTCTAATACGGATGGATATAATAAATCTTACCAATGGGTTAATGAATATATTAACTGGAAAGGATATGAACCCAAATTTTGGCCTGAACTTCTTGCAAATAAATTAAAGTTACCATTTGAAAATTGTGGTAAGGGTGGAAGTGATAATTATACAATATTAGATTCTATTATTAAACAAATTGATAATATAGAAGATGGAGATTATATGATAATAGGATGGTCTGCTATAACAAGATTTAGACTCGCAGATACATCCGATAAATTTTTTCATACCGCAGTACCTAACTGTTTACCAGATTTACCTCTTATAAGTGAAAAGACAATGCAAGAAATTTTAGTAAATAGAGATTCTGAATTATTTTTAAAAGAAGTAACCGGATGGATGACTTTACTAAATCATGCATTTAAAAATAATAAAATATTTTATTGGTCTATGTTTCCTGAATTTCAAAAATGTAGAATACTAAATAAGTTATCCTGGTCATATTATAATGGTAAGATGCAGATAAAGGATGAAACAAAGGGTGAAATTAAAGATGGACACTTATCGGAATATGGTTGTACAGTACTTGCCGATATTATGTTTAACTATATCAACAAAGGATATCAATTAATATAAATGAATTTATTTGGTAATGTAAAATATTTATTCTATATTTGATTAAAATAGATTATAATTATATTTATAGGGGAATAAAAACAAACAAAACAATATGAGAACAGTATTATTAGGAACCGATTTAGTATATAATTCATTAGGTAATTTAAAACCAATTGAAATAAACACCAATGCAGGTATGAATCGAATGACTCAAACAGAAATTGATAACACATTTGATTTAAACGAATTATCCAACTTTATAACTTCTAATAATTTTACAAAAGTAACATATATTGGTGGAATAATACAATTTGAGAAAAAATTACAAGAATTATGTGTGACACTAAACATAGAATATGTATTTAGTGAGGTTGCAAATAATATTACCATCCCATATGTAGAGGATTCGGAAACTCATTTAATCATAAGAAGTGCATATGATGTAACCGCAATTGTAGATGAAACTTATTGTAAAGATAAGGTAAACTTTTTAAAGTTAATACAATCTACCGAATTTGGTTGTCAATTTGCTTATATGGATGAGTCAAACCAATTAGTGTCAAACATTACAACATTTAACGACAATGGAGTTCACCCAAATTTTGTTTTAAAAGCAAAATATCCAATATATGATAGAAACGAATATCCTAAATTTTTTAAAGTTGCAACTCAAGAACAATTAGATGTAGTATTACAAAATGTAACTAATGAATATTTTTTAATGGAGTATTATTTTAACGCTGAAAAAATTGAAAATAATACTGTAACGGTAGTTCGTTCATATAATCTATTATATCCACCTACATTAGAATCAATTGCAATTGGGGCATATACTAAACATGGCAATGTTCAATTATTTGAAGATGTTACTTACAATACTGAAACGTTTGAAGTAAATCCTAATTTCAGAAAATCATATATTACAGGTACACAAAGTATTAATAAACCAAAATTAATGGATGACGATTTGGTAATGATGGCAGATGGTACATATAAGACAGGATTAGAATTACAAGTTGGAGATGTGGTAAAAACAATAAAATTATACGAAAATCAACCAAATTTAACAGAATCAGATGAACTTAGAGGATATAGTGTTAATTTTACTGAATTTTTATCAAACTCAACATTTTCAACAAATGTAGTTTTAGGTAAACAAAAATCAAATGTTTTGTCACCAATGACAACTATTACATTTGATGATAATACAACTTGGGAAGATACATCAATATCACAATATCTAATAAAAAGAGGAGATATTGTTAAATGGACTGCTTTAAATTTGGAAGATACTACATTAGATATGTTACAAATTGGTGATAAAATTCTTTTAGTTCAGACAGATAATTTAGAAACAGTAAGTGTGGTAGAAAAAACTGTTACAAATATAACGAATAGTGTTAATGGGTTTGACGGATGGACAATAACTGTTCAAGATGAACATTTATTTCTTACTAAAACCGATGATGGTATGTTTGTGGCGATTGAACATAACTACCAATGTCAACCTTGTAATTCTCAGGGAATAGGTTCCGGTGGATGTAACAAGATGTATGAATATTGTACCTACAATGGTGGAGGCCCTTGTTATTCACCAAGTTTGGTTTGTTTACCATTATAATATAATTAAAAATACTTAAAATATGACAGCACAAGAAATTACCACAATCAATACAATAATGACACAAATAGGTTCATTAATTGTAACTTCAAATTCTTAAATTTTATTAAATAGGTTATGAAAATTGCAGAGATAATTAATGCATGGATTATTTCATTTAATCCAAATGAAGAACAAAAAACACTTGCATTAAATAGAGCCAACATATGCGATATGTGTGAATATAAAAAATATGTAATTAAAAAACCCATTTGTTCGGCCTGCGGTTGCCCACTTTCAAAAAAAATATTTTCAGAAAAACAAAATGCATGTCCTAAAGGAAAATGGGATGATGTTGATTTTAAATATTTTTCAGAAAGTAAACAAAAAAATATAATCTAAATTAAATTTAAATGTTTCTTATCAACAATGAATTAATTTGGATATCAATTCCAAGATGCGCATCGGTTTCAATTGAAAACTCACTTTATAATTCATCTTTAAATATAAAAAAAATTATAAGTGGAACACATTTAATAGAAGAATCTAAAAATAAAATTATCCCTCATTTTCATAGTAGAAAAAAAGATTGTATAGATTATTTTGGTCATAAAGATACTATTTGCATAACAAGAAATTGGTTAGATAGATTATTAAGTGCATTTGAATTTTTTTTCTATTCTTCTGCAATACAACATAATAATGAATTAATTTGTAATTGGGAAGATGTTGATAATGCATTTATATACAAACATTTTAATAATAATTTTGCAAATGCTATATATTCTGAAAACCAGTCTGAAGTGCAAAACTATTATAATAGTTTATTTATAAAAATAAATAAAAATCTACCTGATACTTTATATATTTTTAATTCCCAAAAATATTGGAAAGAAAATGAAAAATGTACATACGAATTTGATATAACCGAAATTGATAAATTTATTAATTTTATAAACAATAAATTTGGAGTAAAATTAGAAATTACCAAAATGAACGATACTAAAAAAATAAAAAATAAAATAGAAGTTAATGATGAACTAAAAACTTTTTTGTGGGATACTTTTGAATCAAGATTTGTAAAAAAAGGTAATTTAATATAAAATTAAGTATTATGGGGTATATTGAAGAATTAAAAAAAAAACCAATACAAATAGAAAATTTTTTATCTGATGGTGTTGCAAATAATGTATACGATTTAATCGATTCTGAAACTGATTGGATTACAAATTCAAAACATAAAAAATCTTATGAATATGAAAAATCAAAATTTAAAGAAGGTGAATTTTCATATTGGTATAGTAGTATTGAAAACAAAGAATTTATACAAAACTTATTTTTTCTATTAAATTTAGAATTAGAAATTAGTAAATTGTTAGAAGATAAGTTTTTTACAGCACAGAGTGTATTTGTCTCAAAATATACATATGGCCATTTTTTATCTCCACATAATGACGATGCATTAGGTAGAAAATATGCTTTTGTTTACAATTTAACAAAAGATGCAGATGAAAAAAAAGGTGGTTGCTTAAACTTCATAGATGATAAAAATAATATTACATACAAATTATTACCCAAATTTAATAGTTTAAATCTCTTTGATGTTGAAAATATAAAAGATTTACATTGTGTAGATGAAATTATTGATAAAAATTATAAAAGATATTCTATAAGTGGGTGGATTTATGAAACAAATCTTAAAACAAAAAATACAATTAGTTTACTATGATTGATAAAATATATAGAGAAAAAATAAAATATCCATACGAAAAGGACATTTTAATAAAAAAAATCCACCAAAACGTATCATTATTTAATAATGAATCATCATATATAACTCCAGGAATTCAAACTAACATAATATTAAAATGTAAAGAAATTGATTTTATTTTAAATTATGGTGTTAAGAAATGTATAGAATTATTTAAAAAAGATAAAAACGTTGAAGAAGTTGATTATTGTTTATATCCATGGATTTTTATTTCAAGAAATGAGAACACACAATCTCATTATCATAATCACACAATGTTTTCTCCACATGTAAAAAAATCAATAGAAAGCAATTGCACATTCACTTATTATGTACAAATGCCGAATAATTTAAATGGGAACGACGGTAAATTATTTTTTATGGATAAAGAAGATAATGTACAAAGGATGTTTTTACCAGAAGAAAATGAACTTGTTATTTTTCCTGCAGATGTACATCATAGACCTGAAACCTCAATTAATTCTACTATCGACAGAATTGTAATTGCAGGAAATGTATTGTTTGATTTTCCGATTTTAAAGGAAAAAAAAACAATACTTTAATATAAAAATATTATTAATATGATTATCACAATTTTAGCAGAACCGAGAAGTGGTTCAACAAATCTTACTAATTGGTTTTACTTTAATAAAAACTTTACCACACTATTTGAACCAGAAAATCCTAATAGTAAATGGTTTCAAAATAATATTGACCCAAAAGATTATAAATATAAAACTAAACATCTTTGTATTAAAGAAATATATTATCCTACTTTAAATTGGAATTCATTGTTAAATGTATCCAATAAAATTATTGTACTATATAGAGAAAATACACAAGAACAATTGGAATCATTTTTAAATGCGGTAAATACGGATAACTGGCATCTACCATATGTTTATAAAACATCAGAAAATTCAATTACCAAAGAAAAAACAGAATATTTTAAGATATTGAAATCTGAATTTAAAGAAAAATATGTTAATAAAGATTTTTTTACAATTTCTTACGAAGAATTGTATTATAATAATGGATTTAAAAAAATTGTTAATTATCTTAATATAGAAGAAGTTAAAAATATAGGATTTCCAATTGGTAACAAATATAGAATTAATAAAACAAAAACACTTATTTAGTATATAATGAATATATTTAAAAATAAAATTAATTATGATGACATTGATATAATGTTAAAAAATTATAATTTTGGAAATGAAAATAAAAAAATAAAATCATATCACGATTTTAAAAATGTAATTCATTTAAAAGAAATATTTTATTGTGATTTAACTAATAAGATATTAGTTGATACATTATTAAAATATGTAACATTAGAAGAAGATGAAATAATATATTCATTACACTATATTAAATATGAATCCGGTTATTATGCCAAAAAACATCTAGATATCAAAGCAAATAAAACGTATTTGATTATGTTAAATGATAGTTTCGAAGGAGGGGAGTTATATGTTAATGACAATTTAATTCCCTTTAAAAAAGGAGATGTGGTAGTATTCGATGGACAGAAAGAATATCATGAAGTTAAAGAGATAAAATCAGGCCGTAGAGAGATGATGGTAGTATGGGTTAGTAAAAAAGTAAAAAATATTATATAATTAAATTAATATGATTTATCAAGAAAAAATATTTACAAAAGAAGAATGTGATAAAATATTATCATATACAAAAATATATACCGATTTACCATTTAGAAAATTAGAATCTAGATTAGATTTAGCTAATAGAAGAATTAACGAATTTACAAAAATGGAAAATGGTAAAAAATTGGGTAAATTTTTTAATGTTTGGGATATAGTAAATGATAGTGAATCAGAGTGGATGTTTGAAAAACTTTTTAATTGGTTTTCAAACGTTTCAAAAGTTGAACGTAATCCCGATAATACACCAATTGTATGTTCTCTACATAAATATTCAAAAGGTGATTCTTTTATGAAACATATGGATTTTAATAGTAATTTTCCAAATAGAAGATGGAATTTAGGAATACAATTAAATGACAATTATAGTGGTGGTGAATATATTTGTTACGATGAAAACAATAAAGAAATTTTGTTAAGTAAAGAAGTGGGCAATGCGATTGCATATGATGCTACAACCTTACATGAAATAAAAGAAATAGTTGATGGTGAAAGATGGTCAATTGTTTTAACTATATTGAAAAAAGATATATTAGAAAAAATGCATCTAATATAAATTATTTAATTAATTATGCAAAACATAACAAAATATAAAAACTTTTTGAGTGAAGAAATCTATATCAGATTAAAATATATTATTTCCTAAAATAAAATAGAAGATGTTTAAATATACAACAATAAAAGAATTTCTCACAAAAGAACATTGTAATATCTTATTAGAAACAATGAAATCAAATGCAGAATTATGTCCTGGTAGAATGGGTATTGACTCACACATTGATAAAACAAAAAGAGATTCTAATATATTATTTTTTGAGTTAAAAAGTTTTCCACAAATAAAAGAAAAATTACAATCGGTTTTATCTGAAAAAATAAAAATGAAAGGATACGAATTGGATTTTGAAAATGAAAAAATACAATTTACCGAATATCAAAAAGACGGCCACTATGTTTGGCATGAAGATAGTACACCAGATGCATTTTCCGAAAGATATTGTTCATTGGTTATTCAATTAAATAATGAATATGATGGGGGAGAATTACAACTTAAAGAATCTGATTTTGAAGGAAACGAAACTATCATTACATTTGAAAGAGGTATTGGTAATTTATTTGTATTTTTATCATCAACAACACATAGAGTAACACCAATTATCGATGGTAATAGATATTCATTGGTTGGTTGGTTTAAATTACGACCTATTGAAAATTTTAAAAAAACAATGTTATAACAAAAAGAAAACAAAAAAATATTATTTAAATGTCACAAAAACTTTATATATTTGGAGATAGTTTTTCTGCTGGATTTTCATTTGAATCTAATTGGACAAATAATTATGTAAATTGGAAAGGGTATACACCAAAAGGATTTGACGAAATCATTTCACAAAAATTAAATTTAGAATTAATTAATCTAGCCGATAATGCATCCGACAATTATTCTATATTACAAAAATTTTGTGATAACGTAAAAAATATTAAAAAAAACGATTTAATAATAATTGGATGGTCATCTCCGTTGAGATTTAGGTTAGTTTCTAACGATTGGATAACAATTTTACCAAATTATGATAAATTTTCAACTAAAGAAATTGACAAAACAAAAATATCCGAATCTACTCTTATTGAGATTCTTTTAAACAGAGATGATGTAAGATATTGTAATGAAGTAAATAGTTGGATTAAATTATTAAACAATTTAGATAAAAACATTATTCATTGGACACCATTCGACCAACGTTTAGATTGTATGTTTTTATCTAAATTTGAAACCATAGTTACAGAAACAAACGGAGAACTAAATGATTGGCATTTTAGTGAAAATGGTCATCTACAACTATCCGATTTATTTATAAGTAAATTTAAAAAGAAAAATAAAATGTTATAATGATTTTAATACAAAAAATATTATTTAATCAACAAGAATGTCAATCAATAATTGATATAACAAAATTAAAAAAACAAAATTGGAACTATAAAGATAGAATATATGAATCAATGAGTATAGAATATAATGAAAATACTATTTGGTTATTTGATAAGTTGAAGGATTTTGTGGAAAAAGAAACAAACATTAAAATCGGAATAATAAAAAAAACAATGCATTTTCATAGATTTGTAAAAGGTGATTGGTTTGGAAAACATAATGATATTAGAAATAATAGATTATATGCGGTGGGAGTTTTATTAAATGATGACTTTGAAGGAGGTGATTTTAAATTATACAACCCAAATGAAATCACATTGGATAAAGTTATTGGAAATACATATTTATTTGATGTAAAAATAGACCACGAAATAACATCAATTTTAGAAGGTGAACGATATTCTTTATTATGGTTTTTACAAAATGAACATATAAAAATACCTACAAATACCTTAATATAAATTTGGTAATGTCGAATATTTGTCGTATATTAGAGTATTATAAACAATTAAACTCTAAATTATGAAACAAAAGACAGAACAAGAATTAAAAGCAAATTATGACCGATTTATAGGTATAATTAAGAAGTATTTTATAGGAGAAAGATTGGAGAAATTACTCCATATGTATTCCGAAGAAGAATTGGGTGTTAACCTTACACTATCTGCCGCATCTGGTTCAAAACACTATCATAACGCATATATAGGTGGGTATATAGACCACATCTTTAATGTATGTAAGAACGCTCTTAAAATGAGAGACCTGTTCGTAATGCAGGGTGGGGAGATAGATTTTACCGAAGAAGAATTGATATTTAGTTGTTTACATCATGACTTAGGAAAGTTGGGTGTTAAAGGTGAACTACATTATTTACCAAATCAGGAAGAATGGTCTCAAAAGAAATACGGAACTTTATTTGTTCGTAATGAGAATATCCCATATATGACCCTAACTGATAGAACTTTTTTTACATTGAATCACTATGGTATTCAGTATAATGAGAAAGAATACTTTGCAATCAAACTTACCGATGGTATGTATGATGAAGATAATCAAAAGTATTTAGCAGGTCACGACTTAAAGAAACAATTAGTTTATAAGTTACAATTTATTATGCATTGGGCAGACCATATGTCTACAATCATTGAAAGACAAGATAACATACTTTAATGTCAAAATGTCAAAAGTAGTCCTTTGGTATAGTATTTGGACTATATAGAGTATTATTAACAAAAAAACATTTATTATGTACACAATTGATTACAGTAAATTATTCGAAGAGTTCTTCAATGAATCAAAAACAACAACTTATGTTCCAAACAAATTCGCAGTAGACATTAAAGATGAATCTGCAACAATTGCATTATCAGTATTAGGGCACGACCCAAAAGATATTGAAATTAATTGTTTTGAGGACAAAATCGAAATTAAAGCTAAAAAGACACAAGAGGATAAAGAAAGTCCTTTTAATCAATTAGTTTCTGACATTGAAGAACGAATCCAAGTAGGTAAAAACTTTGATGGTAAAAAAGCAAAAGCTGATATTAAAAATGGTATTCTCTTAATTACTATTGAAAGAAAAGAAGAGTCCAAACCAAAAAAATTAACCCCGAAAGTTGGTTAATTCAGTTATTTTTCGTATATTAGAAAGGTAGGAGTTCAGTCACTTCTACCTTTTTTTATACAAATAAATACTTATTACTATGATATACAACGAAAAAATACAAATGTTATTGGAATCTTTAGACGGAAAATTAAGGATTTTACAAAACGGAATTACAGGTGCACAATCAATGACACCATCGGTTGCTCACACTACTTTAGAAGATGCAAGAAAGATAGTAGAACGTATTTCCGAATTAACAAGAATAAATAGATAAATGAATTGGCTTAAATATTTAGTCGGATTTTCTGCACTAATTATAGCCGGTTGTGCAGCGTTTTTCTCCGTAACCGGATTAGGTGTACTATTTAGTGGTGCCTCAACCGCAGTAATGGTAATGGCCGGTGCATTGGAGTTTGCTAAATTAGTAGCAGCAACTTACCTAAAACAAATGTGGGGTGAAATTAAGGGATTTAACAAATGGTATTTAGTATCTGCGGTTACATTACTTATGTTAATCACATCAGCCGGTATTTTTGGTTACCTATCTAACGCATTTCAGTCACAATCACTCAAACTACAACAGGTAGATAGGGAAATTATGGTACACTCTACTAAAATTGACCAAAATACTACTCAAATTACGCAACTATCAACACAAATTAGTGAGTTTAACAAAAATCAAGGTAAAATCATTGATGGCGGCAAGGTAAATTCTCGTCTTTTACGCTCAATAGACAATAGAGACAAAGAAATTGCTAAAATTAACAAAAAAATTAGTGATTTGCAAGACCAAAACGCTAAAGAGAACGAAAAAATCAACGAAATTAAGACTTCTAACATAGATTTGGAGAAAGAAGTGGGTGGTTTTAGGTTTGTAGCAGAAGCATTTGGTGTAGAATTGAAAAATGTTGTAAAATTCTTCATATTTTTGATTGTAATAGTGTTTGACCCACTTGCAGTTGCTCTAATTATCGCATTTAATGGTTTAATTGAAACTAAAAAACAAAAACGAGAAAGAATTTTAGGTGAAATGATTGAAAATAATCAAAAAATGGGTTTATATGAGGTTTACGGAGATGATATTATTAACGAAAACAAAAAAGATGAGATTAACAAAACGAAAGAAATTGAACCTATTGAGTCTAATGATATTGTGGTTGATGATACACTTACTTCTGAAATTATAGAAGAACCTACACGATTGGTGTGGGAGGAATATATGCATCCAGATTTTCAATGGCAAAAAAGAAATTTGTGGATAAACAACCCAAAAGCAGTTAATTATTGGTTAAAATCAAAAGGTGGAACTATTAGAGAATTAGCGAAATTCAGAAATGACGAAGAAAATACCAAAACTTATTAATTATTTGGTAATTTAGAATAATTTTCGTATATTACAAATATGAAAAAATACGCATTATTTATTGGAAGATGGCAAACGTGGCATAAAGGTCATGAGTGGTTAATAAATCAACAATTAGAAAAGGGAAAGAATTGTTGGGTAGCAATTAGAGATGTTCAAATAGATGAGAACAATCCTAAATCAGCACAGGACGTTTTAAAAGAATTACAACAAGAACCATTTTTTACAAACAATTGGGATAAGATTATGATATCAATAATTCCAGATATTGAAAGTGTAAACTATGGTAGAGGTGTGGGTTATGATGTAATATATCACGAACCACCAAAAGAAATCGAACAAATTAGTGGAACTGCCATTAGAAAAAAATACATAGACTCCAATGGAGATGTGATTGTTTACAACATAGATAACGAAGATGTTAGTAGAGCGTAAAAGACACATTGCTAAAACCATTTCATATCGAATTATAAGTACCTTAGTTGGATTCTTATTAATGTGGTTGATAAGTGGTTCAATAAAAGTTGGAGCAGCATTTGGAGTAGCAGAATTGATTTATAAACCCATACAATACTATATTCACGAAAGAGTTTGGTATAAGTGGATAAAATACGGATTAAAAAAATAAAATATGAAATTAATAGTTGACAAAGGTTCTAATGGACTAACAACAAAAGAGTTTACGGAGTATCTTAAAACTCCTGTACTAAAATCAGAAATAACTCAACAAGAGGCAGATGAGTTAAGAAAACAATTAGAACAAGGACTAACCGAATATCCAGGTTTAGGTATATCAGCAACTCAATTAGGAATTAAAAAAAGAGCTTGCTACATTAAATTTGGAGAAGAAGATGATGTTACCGAATTATTTTTGTTAAATCCAATTATTAGAGAAAAATCTAAAGAAGGATTTCTTTTTATGGAAGGATGTTTATCTATCCCATCATCACTTACAAAACCAACTAGAACCATTAGAGCTTGTAAAGTAGTAATTGATACGGATAATTTAGGTGAGTTAACATTTGAAATTAATCCAGAAGGAGACAAAGTAAATGAATCAATATCAAAAGAAACAATGATGACAGTTATTGTTCAACATGAAATAGACCATTTAGATGGATTTACAATTAAAGATAGAGTTTATAATACACAGGTAGTAAAAAAAGTAGACTTTGGTAGAAATGAAAAAATAGTAATGAAATCAAAAGAAGGGGAAATGGTTGAAGTTAAATACAAAAATGCAAATAAATTATTTTTACAAGGATACGAAATCGTTTAATATGATATATACAATACTTACATTACTTATAATTACATTATCATATGTAGTTTACAATCTTCTAAAAAAATTAGAAAAATACGAAGATATATACGAAGATACACAAAAATTTATACAAACGGAAATTGAAAGAAACGAAGCATTACTGGAAGCATTGAGACTGATTGATAGTCGTGCAATGTTTGAGAAGGATGATGAAGTTGGTTCTATATTTTATCAAATCAAAGAAACAATAGAAAAATTCAAACAACAAAAAGATGCCAATTAGAAAGAAAAGAGGGCCGAATAGACAATATTTTCCAAAAGATACTGAAGATGCTATCATTGAATATAATTTAACCGATGACCAATATATTAAAGATAAACTATATAGAGAAAGAATTGCAGATGCATTTGACAAACTTGCAGAGATAGTTTATAATAAATGGAAGTTTACTTACTTTGATGATGACCCAAAAGATGTAATGTCGGAAGTTGTTGCATTTATGATTGAAAAAATACATATGTACAAAGCCGGTAAGGGTAAAGCATTTAGTTATTTTACTATTGTTGCAAGGAATTATCTTATTTTAAATAATAATGCAAACTATAAAAGATATAAAGATACCGATGTGATGTCGGGTTTACCAGAATCATTTGATACTGAAAATAATTTTAGAGAGGAGGAAAGAAATGACGAACATAGAACATTTAATATTAGAATGTTAGAATATTGGGATAAACATTTAGAAAATCATTTTCCAAAGAAAAGAGATATGCAAATTGCAGATTCTGTATTGGAATTATTTAGAAGAGCGAATTACATAGAAAATTTTAACAAAAAATCATTATATCTACTTATTAGAGAAATGACAGGTCACCCTACTCATTACATTACAAAGGTTGTCAATAAGATGAAAGAAAAACAAATGGCACTTTATAGTGAATTTGATAGAGAAGGTGATATAAAAATTTAAATATGATACAATTAGGTCTATCAGCATTTTACCATGATTCTGCGGCAGCATTAGTTATAGATGGTAAAGTTATATGTGCAATCGAAGAAGAAAAATTATCCGGCGAAAAACATGATAGTTCTTTTCCGTTTAAAGCAATTCAATGGTGTTTAGAATATGCAAAAATAACAATTGATGAAATTGATATGGTTTGTTGGTATGAGAACCCAAAAGATAAATTTGAAAGAGTTAGAGAAACCATTGGTAAGTGGGGTGGTTTAAGATATCCAATGAAATGGAGACAATTCTTAAAAAGATGGAATCAATCGGAAGGTAATTTAAAAGGAATATTAAAATCAATTGGATATGATGGAGAAATTTTATATTCACTACACCACCATTCACATTTAGCACTATCTTACTACACATCACCATTTGATAAAGCAATAGGCCTCTCAATTGATGGAGTTGGTGAATCACATACTATATATTCAGCGATGTGTGATGAGAGGGGATTTCACAAAATACAAACCCTACACTTTCCACATTCATTAGGATTAATATACTCAGCATTTACTGCTTATTTAGGATTTAAACCAAACGAAGGTGAGTATAAAGTAATGGGATTGGCACCATATGGGGATAATCAAAAATATAATAACATATTTGATAAAGTTGTTACTACCGGTGGTGAAATAGACATCGTAAAGATGGACATGTCTTACTTTACATGGCATACATCCGATAATGATATGTTTAATCAAAAGCTTATTGATTTAATTGGATTTCCTCCACGTTTCAAAGATGAACCAATAGAACAACATCATAAAGACTTAGCTGCTTCATTGCAAGGTTGGTATGAAAGTGCATTATACTTTATTATCAATAGAATTACAAATACTTGGGAATGTGAGAATTTAGTATTGGGTGGTGGATGTGCATATAATGGAACTGCCAATGGTAAAATTAAACATTTTACAGCAATTAAGAATGTATTTATTCCATTTGCTCCATCGGATAGTGGTTCTGCAATAGGTGCATGTTTATATCATTATCATCAAACATTTGGTAATCCAAAAGTAAAAGGTGGTGATAATCAATCTCCATATTTAGGTGAGGAGTGGAGTAGTCCTGAATTACTTAAAATTATATTACAAAATCATAGAAGTAAAGTTATAATGCATGATACCCAACAGACATTGTGTAAAGAAGTTGCAAAGCTAATTGAACAGGGTAATATCATAGGTTGGTTTCAAGGTAGAACTGAATTTGGTGCAAGAGCGTTGGGTAATCGTTCTATATTAGGTAATCCACATTTATCCGACATTAGAGATAGAATTAATAAGGTTGTCAAAAAGAGAGAGATGTTTAGACCATTTGCTCCATCGGTTACAATTGAAGATTATCAAAAGTATTTTCTATCAGAAGAAGATGTTCCTTATATGAATCAGGTTGTCAAAGTTAAAAAGGATGTAAACATTCCGTCAGTAACGCATGTTGACAATTCTGCAAGGATACAGACACTTAAAAGAGAAGAT